TTGCTTTTTCCCAGACTACGCAAGTACCTTCTGAGCAGCCAGAGAATGAAAATCCTGAACCAGGGCCGTTACAAGCAACACCTGGTCTACCAAAAATAAACGAACAGCGATCTACTGCAATCGTTTTCTTAGAATATGCTCCGGCGTTTCCTGGAAGGCCTACTGAACAACAACAGTTACAAGAACCGGTACCGCCTGCACCCCATATTTCAATGGTAGCAGTACCACATCCTGGTGAATTCCAACACCACTGATGTTCAGTTCTGATACAGGCATACATTCCAGACCCACCAGAAACAGAATAAATCTTTCCTTTAGGCAGATTTTCCTGAAAGGCTGTAATCTGTCTAGTAGAAAGTAAATCGGAAAGTTTTCCCATATCTTTTATTTCCTATTATGGTCCAATGAATACCCAACCGTATGAACCGCCGCTGTAAATCATTGTAATTGCAGCATTATTCAAATTCAAAACTAAATCTTCTGCTAAGTTTTGAATTTTGCTACCGTTTCTACCAATGGTTACATTGTTTGTAGCAAAAATTCCAGCCACATCAATAATTTGAAGTGTGTCACCAACGCTAGGTGATGCTGGTAATGTAATTGTAAATGCAGCTGAAGTTGCATCTGCAAAAATTCTCGTTCCTGCGGTAACAGTTGCTGAGCTAGTTAGCGTTTGATTAACTACTGAATCTGTCCCGAACGATGATACTTGTCTTCCCATGTTTATCTACTCCCTTTTATACTGTAGAGGTTTCTATGCCAAATGCACTTACACTTACGCTAGCATTGCTGGCATAGACAACTAAAAGTTTACCTGTGTTCATCATAATTCCAGTTCTTTCTAGAACGCCATTTGGCCCAAGCTGTGCATCATATTCAATATATTCTGCGTTCGTAGGTGTTGATGAACTTGCTAGTGCAACTCTTACTGAAGCTGTGGTAGTTCCTCTGTTTACTATAAAAACTGATAATACAGTAAACGTAGTTGCTGGAACTGTATAAATGGTCGTATTTGTTGTAGCTGCTAAAGCTGCTTGACCTAAAATTCCTGTTGCCATTTATTAATTTCCCCGTTAATTGTTTAGTAAAAAGTAATTTAACACTAGCGCATCGCCTACAATACCGCCTTTGAAATTTACTTTTGTATTTATGTTAATCGCAACATTTGTAGTTGTTGCAATGGTTTGCCCTGCTATGTATATAACGCCCGCTGTTAGGGTGTTAACGTTCAAGCTGGAACCGCCGCCACCAATTTGGCTAGTAATATACGCTTTAATAGCACGTTGCGTTGGTACTACAGAGTCAGAATCTGCTGTAAAGAACGGATCTGTTGAGAATTCTGTAATTGTTGCACCTGATCCACCAAGTGCTACAGAACCCAAGCTCAATTCGTTCAATCCTGCAATGTTAAACGCATCAGCATTCAATGTAGCAATACCAGTTGCCTGTTCAACGTTGAACAATCCACCAACTCTAAAATTACCGTCTTGGTCAGTTGAAGTATAGAATACACGACCACCTTCTGATAATCTGTATTCTTGCGCTGGAACTGGATCAACTAATGGTAAACCAGGATAGTTAGAACTAATAATATTACCTGTACCGATATCTAACAAATCGTGACCTGTTAAACGAACCTGTGAATATCTACGTCTAATTGTGACCGCTGCTTCGTGCTCAGGTGCTTCCGCAGCACCTAGTGCTGGACTCAATTGTAGAGTAGCATTATAAGTTCCGTCACCATTTGGAATTAAACCAGTAACGTTAACTAATCTATACCATACATCGTCGATGCCTGCAATCTGTACGTTTGCACCTGCTTTTGGAACGCCGTCTAAATTTTTAAACGACACATATGTACTTACCTGATAGTTGTCAGCATAACCATTACCAGATATGTCTGCAGATGCTGCGGTATATCCAGTTCCTCTGTTTGTGAACATTGGTTGTGCAATAGCACCGTTGCCAACTCTAACAGTTGAAGTTGCATCTGAGCCTGTGTTATTAGGATCAGTGATAGTCATTGTTGGAGGTGTAACATAACCCGAACCTGGCTCAGTGATCCAAATTTCAGTAATTTGATTATCTGGAGAAACGTATGCTCTAGCTCTTGTTGTTGCACCTTGGCGAATATTTTGTACGCCAGCAGTACCTGTTGCAAGAACAACCCATCTTGGATCTGCATTATAATTACCGAGTGCAGATGCTACAAAGTCTCTGCTTGCTAAGAATGCCGATGTACCAGATCCTGTTGTTAGTACAACATTAGAACCTCCTTGTGTTGTTGACACAGTGAATTCAGTGCTGCTAGGAACGCTGGTAATATAATAGTAGCTTCCAGATATCAAACCGCCAAGTGTTGTTCCTGTAAACTTAACTTTATCTCCTGCACGTAAGTTTGTGGTAGAAGATGTTGTTACATAGTTTGTATTCAATACAAATGTAGCTTTAGATGCATATGTAGTACCAGTAGCAGCAGAAACTAATGTAGTTCCGCCGTAGGCTGCTGGTCCCCAGTTTCTGCTAGTTGCCTGTGCTGGTCCTTCGACCCAGGTAATACCATCTTCTGAGTATGCAGTTCTACTGCTACCGTAGGCAAATGCCACATATCCTGTACTTGCATACACAACCTTGTTCCAGTTTGCGGCGGCACCTGGCATTGTAGCTGCGGTCCAAGTTGTGCCGTTAGTACTGTATGCTGCCTTGGTAGTTGGTGTGCCGCTGCTACCTGCAACTGCAACAAACTTGCCATTACCAAATGTCACTGAAGACCAGTATGATGAACTTGGCAATGTGTTGCCTGAAGTCCAAGATACACCACCGTTGGTAGAATATGACGATGTTTGAGAACCAGTTGAATAACCAGATACTGTTACAATATAATTTGTTCCACCGATATTACCATAGGCAACACTGGACATTTCTGACGAACCGCTGGTTACAGCAGAGTTAGTCCAGGTAGTACCATCTGTTGAATAGTTAACCGCTGCTCCGTCACCTCTTAGAGCAATATATCTATCGCCTGCCCAAATTACCTGTTTCCAGTATGCGTTACCACTTAATGCATTAAGCTGTCCGGTCCAAGAAGTACCGTTCGATGAGTAAGCAATATTTCTTGTACCGCCGTTACCACCAATAATAGCAACATATTGATTCGTACCATTGTATGCAATACTTGTATATTCATATGTTGAGTTAACTGTTGGTAATGTGCTGTTTGTCCAAGATGTACCGTTTGTACTATACGCATATAAACCTGCTGAACCGCTGTAACCTACGGCATAGAAAGAAGAACCTGTATAAATTACATCAGTCCAAGTTCCAGAAGTCAATGCTGTTGATTCTGTAAATGCAGTAGAAATTTTATTTTTAGCAGTTGAAGTTGCATTTAATGAAGCAGTCGAGCCGTCTCTTAGTGTCCAGGTTACACCGTCTGGAGAAGTTGCTGAATATTCTCCTTTAGATGTTACGTAGAATACACCTTGACCGTAGTTGATGCTGCTCCACTCGTACAATCCTGGTAGGTTACTCTTGTACCAAGTTGCTCCGTTAAAGCTGTACGCTGCCATTGCAGAGCTATCTGAAATAGCAACAAAACGCCCGTTACCGTAGGCAATGTCAACCCAATTAGATTCGGTAGAATCGTCGTTGCTTGGTAATGTAGTTACTGTCCAAGCGGCACCTGATGCTGAATATGCAACAGAATTTGAGAAATTACCTTCAATTTCAACAAATCGTGATCCGCCATAGGCAATTGCAACAGCACCGTTAGCTATGGTGTTAATGCTCCATGAGGTTGCATTAGTAGATAATGCACGGAATGCGGATGATGAATCGCTTGCGGCAATTGCAACAAACGAACCATTTCCGTAGGCAACATCGCACCAATCAGCAACTTCGCTTAGGCTTGATGCTGTCCAGTTAATACCGTCTCTAGAATATGCACCGGTAGCAGATGCTTTTGCAACAGCTACGTAAAAACTAACACCGTTGATCGCTCCATAGGCAATTGACGACCATTGATTATTTGGTTCACCGCCGCCGCCGCTGGCCGCAGTTGGCATTGTTACAGATGTCCAAGTTACGCCGTCTAAGGAGTAAGCAGCAACACCAGTACCAACTGCAACATATTTGTCGCTAATTGCAGTACCGCTGGATGTGATATACGAAATAGAGCCGCTTGGGCTGTTTACTGTTTCAACAGTGATTGTAACATCGTTTGCTGGAGAAGTTCCGCCGAGTAGGGCTCCGGAAATTGTTAAAGTATCTCCGGCAGTATACAATGCTCCTGGTACTACCAATTCTACTGTATAAACACCTCTTCTTCTTGAAACATCAAATGTTGCTAAACTTCCAGTTCCGCCAGTTGCAGATAAACCAGTATATGCGCCATATCCGTCACCGTAGACAACATCTGCCCAGGCTGCGCTTGTAGTAATGTCTGCTACAGTTTTTGTAAATGGAGGAGCAGTAAATGTCAATCTTGGAGTAATAACATAAGAACTTGTAACGTCTAATGCTGCTTCAATTGGAGTTCCGGCAACAATATGCTCCCAACCAGCTGTTCCTGTAGATGGTTTATAGATTGTTGCTATTTTAGAACCTGCACTATATGTATTAATATAACCGTATTGTCCAGCACCTGTACCAGCAATAATATCAATTCTCATTCCTACATATGCTGCACTCGATGAAGTATCAGCAGCAGCTAGTGTAATTTGAGTTGTGTTTCCGTCTTGTGCTAGGTTTGCGGCAGTTACATAACCCACGCCACCAATGCCCGAACTATCGCCCGGATCGGTTAAACGAACATTGAATACTGCGCCATCTCTAAATTCATTTGCTACAGTAGTAACACCGTAACCAGCACCAGATGTTGTAAATGTTGCTTCAGTATAGTCTGTACCAGCATTGCCAAACTCATATGCTAATATTTGTTGTCCGTCAGTTAATACACTTCTAACGTTGGCTTCAGATGCACGGTTGTTAATTTGTCCTAATACTGGAACTTCTGTAACGTCAACACCTTCTGCCACAGAACCAAAGTCTCCGTAGGAGTTGTTACCGTTTGTAGCACGGATCTTACCACCGTTTTCTGCTAGATATCCAACGTGTGAGTAGTATGTGAACACAGAAACAAGTTCTGCACGTCCTAGGTTAGTTACCCACGCACCAATACCTCCAGAGATAACCTGTGTAAAGTCGTTGGAAACGATAGAATCAACTCCGCCAGCGTGTAGTGATCCGTCAATCTTTTGACCTGTTGCTCCTGTACCAAAAGTTGTTACGTTTTGTACATATGTAGATCTTGTGGTTACCCATACACGATCGTCATTTGGACCCCAACCTGGATCTAGAGAAACATAAGCACCAGCTACTGGTCTGCGAGTACCAAATTCGTTGGCTTCGTATAGACCGTCTGGATAACTTCCTGCACCGGAAATATTACCGTCCGAACTACCGTCTAAACCAAATAATGTTTGATTACGGATTCCGCAACCGTTTCTTACATAGAACATCCATTCTAATCTAGAACCTGTTAATGCACTTCTGTAGTAACGTGCTGCTCTTGTAGAGTTGTAGTTACCTGTGTACATCAAATCTTGAGAAATTGCTGTGATGTAGTTTCTTACATCATTCTCACAAGATGCCTGATTGTATGAATACTTAACAGTCATTGTGCCAGTTGCTGTTGATAAGTCAACTGGAGTAGTACTGTCTAATGAAGTAGATACTTTAAATGTTGTAGCTGTTAATCCGCTAGCTAATACATAGTAAGTTGTCGAAGTTGTAACTCCACCAAATGTTGTACCTGTGAATACTACAGCATCACCTGCAACCATCCAAGTTTGAGAACTGCACGTAAATGTATCAGTTCCTCCGGTAGATGCTGTTACAGTTGCCTTGAATGTATTAGCAATGTATGCGGTAGCTTCTGCAACCATGAATTCTTTGTTAAGTTCGAGAATTTTTCCGCCGTTGATAACATTAACATCAGTGTTTGGAAGATTTGTTCCAATAATAATTGGTGATGTTCCAGTATTAGCATAATTGATAATATCTGTCCACAATAGATCGGCTTGAACCACAGCTCCGCTGGCTGCTGCAAATGATGCTTTCTTAGAAATAAAATCAATAATTGCTAGAGTTTCTGTTTTCTGAGATGTTAGAACAATACCTGTGCTTTCTAGACCTCTATAGTAGGCCATGCCGTTCTGAATAGATAAGAAGTTCGAACCAAACATCAAATCATAGCCAAGAGCATCAATCATATAACCAACGTCACGAGAACAAGTTGTTGTGTTAAAGTTTAGAGTTGGATATTCTCTCTTGATATATTGAACTGCATCTGCTTGAATGCTTGACTTTGCGGCATCTAAGACTGTTTTTGCAGTTACTAATGCTGTTGCTACCCAGGCGGTGCTTGGAGCGATTGTTGTAGGCTCAGTACCAGTATTGATAGTGTCGTACATTTCTTGGATGCGAGCCTGTGCAAATTGTGCAGCAGCTAAAGATCCTGGTGTACCGCTAACATCTTGTGTTAAACCAGTAGTCTTTGTCCATCCTGCGGTATTACCTTGTGCAATATTGTCAATAATATCTTTGATGCGTAGTTGAACAGCTAGGGCTTGAGATTTCTCTCCAGTTTCAACAAACACGCCATTACTGTAGTAAGAACGTGCTGCAATTTGAGTTGCAAGGTTTCCGCCGTAGGTTAAGTCGTAGACCAATGCATCAACAATATAACCAACGTCACGCTCGCATTTTGTTTGTCCAGTTCCGCCATATACGAATCCAACAAACGGGCTAATGTTTCCAGAAATTTGTGCGTTAATCCATGCACTAACTTCAGATACTAAGAATGCCTTGTTTGCAAGAATTAATCTTCTTGCATTAAAGTAGCCTGTGTCATAACCTGTTGGATCTGGATATACATAGGCATTGGCAGATCCTAATCCGTTAGCAACAATGTCTTTAATTTCAGCAGCGTTTGCAATTACTGAACTAACTGCTGTAGTGCTACCTGTGCTACCTGCAAGTTGTGCGGTAGTAATTTGAGTTTCAGTATTTCCAGTTGTTGGAGTAACAGAAACGTTAGTAATAATTTCGTCTGTAATAGCTTGTAGACGTGTTAATGTTGCAATTGTTTTTGCTTTGTCGTTTGTAGGAATAATCTTTCCACGAGGACTAATTCTTGCAGAACGTAGTTCGTCACCAACAATGGCTGTATTTGCCGGTACGTGCATTGGAAGAACTTCATAGTACTCACCAGTTTTTACGTTAACTGTATAATTTGGAAGGTCCTCTAACGGCATTCCGGCAGTTGTACCTGCGGTAACTGCATCTGTAATAATTGCTGCTAGGCTTACACAAACATCTTCTGCATCAGTTTCTGCTGTGTAGCTAGTATCGATGATCTGTTTTGTCTTAGAAGAAACACCGTTTAATGTTTGGTAGTTTGCCGCTGGTGCTGTATTTGCTAAAACGCTTTGTAATACAGTAACACCGTAGTTGATTGCAGCAACTAATTGATCGTCTTCGTCTTGAATTGCAGTGATCAATGCTGTTCCTGCTGCGTTGAAGTAAGATTCAGTTGCTTCGCGAGTTTTTACGTTACCAGTATGTGTTAGGTCATAGATAATTGCGTCTACAATTAATCCCATATCACGTTCACATAGTGCATCGTTATCGTTGGTAAATCCAACCCAAATACCTGTTGGATGTGCAATCTGATATTTCACCCATTCAGCAATTTCACGTTGAATGAATGTTCTATTCATTTTTAATAGATATGCTGCGTTAGGATACTCTGTTCCTGCTTCTACTTGTTCAAGAGCATAGCGAACGCTAGCCCAAGGTTTATCTAAAGTTGTTCCGTATGTTGGCGCAGGAGAATTTGTACCGCCTGGTGCAACATAGAATACATTTTTAACTTGGCCAAAATATTTCCAAGTTGGAAGTCCTGAATTAACTGTTAATACTTGTCCTTCATCACCGACTGGCAAACGTGTTGGTCCAGCGCCGGAGTAGTAAACTAAATCACCGATTGATGTTAAAACACTTTCTTCATTACCAGCTGTTAATAGATTCCAATATGTGCCGGTGATATCATTATCTGGTCGATCAGATCCTGTAGTAGCGGTGTGCGCTTGAACGCAAATATAGCTGTTTGGTCCGTACTTAACAGCGTCACCAAGTACGTATACAGAGCCATTTAGCCAGTTTCCAGACCAATTAATACCTTCATTTAATTTTGACCAATATGATCCGTTTGGTGGTTTATGATTTGTACCATCTGCTGTAGCAACATAGGTGTAGCCGCCTAGTCTAACAATTTGTCCTACGCGATATGCAGTACCAGCATCCCAGTCACCAATTAACGTAAATCCGGTTGTGAATAAATCGTAATTTGTTGAATCATTAGATGGTGTGTCTGATGCTACTAAAGAATTCTTAACAATGTAAGTGTTTCCACCGTATTTTACTATGTCGCCTGGTTGATACTCAGTTGTCGATGCCCATTCACCTTTGAAGGAAACACCTTCGACAAATTGATTCCAGTTTGAGTTATCTGTTACAAAGTTTGCTGATGTGTGGTCTGTAACACAGATCCATAATCCGCCGCTAGATTTAACTACATCGTTGACTTTGTATCGAACAGCAGATAACCAATCACCTTTATATTCGATGCCTCTGTTAAAATAGTCCCACTTGCCTTGATCGTTTTCTAGTCCTAATGAAACTGTAGCAGCTGATGTGTGGCCTTCATTACAAACGTATGTTGTTCCGCCATATTTGACAATGTCACCAATTTTATATTTTTCGTTGGTGCTCCAATCGCCCTTCCAGTCGTTGCCTTTGGTAAAGACATCCCATTTTCCTAAGTCAACTTCTAACCCGTCAGTGGTTGTTGAAGCCGATGTATGTGCTGTATTACATAGGTAAACATATCCGCCGTATTTTACTAGGTCATTAACTTTATAAACAGTATTTGTATCCCAAGATCCTGTCCAATCAAAACTTTCCGCAAATAAATCCCAATCACTTTGGTTAGTTTCTAATACAGAGCTTGAAGTATGGCCGTTGTTACAAATATAAACATATCCGCCGTATTTTACAATATCGTTTTGTTTATAAAGTGTAGTTGCTGTCCAATCACCTTTCCAAGATTGTCCATCGCTAAATTGGTTCCAACGTGCTGGAATATTTTCTAAATCTGTATAAAAATCTGCATCTGCGGTGTGACCAATAACGCACACGTAGGTCTTACCACCGTAAGCCACGATATCATCTTTGTAGTACGAAGTACCGGTTGCCCAGTTGTCTTTCCATACAAATTTAATTCTACCTAGTTTAAATTCAGCCATTTATAGCTCCATATTATTCTTAATCATATTTATCTAAAAAAATTATCTCACGATTTTGTAAAATAATTCAATGCAAGTAACGTACCGTCTACTCCTCCGGTAAAGTTTACCTGGCTACCAAATATTAACTCATCTCCGCTGGTTGTAGATATTAGGTCTGGACCAATAGTTACAACACCTGCAGTCAACGATCCAGTGGTAGCATCTGAACCACCTCCTGAAACTCTTGCAGTCAAGTATGCTTTAATTGCTCTCTGTGTAGGAACAATGTTATTACTGTCAGCGATAAAAGTTCTGTCTGTTGAGAATTCTCTAATAACTGTTCCAGAACCGCCTACAGAAACTCCACCTATTCTAATTTCTTCTAGACCTTCTAACTGGAAGAATTGTGCGTTTAATGTTACAGTACCTGTAGATTGTTCAACAGCAAATAATTCTCCGCAACGGAAATTACCTTCTTCGTCAGTTGATGTATAGAATACACGACCTCCGTTGGCTTCATATACCTGGTTTTCAGGAGATATTACTGACCCGTTTGGATTTAGTGTATCTGGATAATTTGTTTGATAGTAGTTTCCTAGACCAATTTCTAAGAAATCGTGACCTGTTATGCGGCATTGTGAATACAATTGTCTAATTGTTACACCGGTACCGTGTTCAGGACTTTCTTCTCTACCTAAATCTTTAGCAATTTCTAATTGTGCTGTATAATTTCCGGTAGATCCTCCTAACACAACAGCTCTCAACAGTTTATATGTGTAGTCGTTAATACCTGAAATATTAACGTTATCGCCCGGGCTTGGAATTCTATCTAATCCCTGTACAACTAGATATCCGCCTATTTGATATTCATCTTTGTATCCGTCGCCAGAGACTGATACTCGTGTACTGGTTGTTTCGTATCCTTCACCTGCATTTAGAATGGTTGGGTTTCCTAAAACTCCGTTGCCTGTTCTTACCTGTACAAATACATCTGTGTCTGCATTTGGATCAACAATAGTCATAACCGGAGCAGAAGTATAACCACTACCTGGTTCCCAAATTGTTAATGCAGTCATTCTTCCGGCTACCACATATGCTCGTGCTCTAGCTGTGGCTCCTGTCTGTACAGATCTAACAATTGTAGAGTTTGCTGTAAGTCCTGCTAATACTAACCACTTTCCTGGTTTTGTATTTGCGCTATAGGTTACAGAACACCACGGAGATGAAGTTCCTAATGATTGGTAATTCCACAATACACCGTCTCTAGACGTTGCACATACTGTAGTTCCGTTAGCGACTGCAAAGAATATGCCCTGAGCATATGTAATTTCTCTCCAATCTTGTGCTTGAATAGTTTTTTCTGTCCAGGTAATACCATCCCAACTTATAGAAACTTCAGTTGCACCGGCATATCCTCCAGACAATGCAACAAATCTTCCGTTACCGTAGGCTAAAGAATAACTTCCCTGAGTGATTGAACCTAAGGTCCAGGTAATTGCATCAGAACTGTATGCTACTGCTGCTGAAGTAGAATCACTTAATGCTGTAGTCACATACTTGCCCTTACCATAGGCTACAGAATTCCAGTCAGCGCCTTCAGGAAGAGTAGATGCTATCCAAACCGATCCGTTTGTACTATAAGCAGCCTTAGTGCCACCGCTTGCTACAGCTACCCATTTTCCGTTACCGTAGGTAACATCACGCCATTCAGCAGTCGAAGGCATAGTCATTGATGACCAATTAATTCCATCAGTTGACGAAGCTGCGCTGCCGTTTGAAGCAAATGCCATAAAAATACCATTTACATAACGAACTCGAGTCCACAATGCTGAGGAAGGTAATGTTGTAGTATCCCAGGTCACACCATTATCTGTGGTATATGCTACAGAATTTGTATCCAACGCTACAGTCACAGCAATTTCATCGCTGGCTGCAATGCTAGACCATTGTCTATTGGCTGGTAAAGTTTTAGCAGAACTACTAAAACCAGGACTACTCAAAGTTACTCTTGGTTCTATAAAATAATTTGTTGACTTATCTAGTGTAGGTTCGATGGCTCGACCTTCATCTAAATGTTCCCATCCTAATTGATGTAAGGTCATTGTGCCTACACCATTTACTAAATTAAATGTTGCTCCCGGACCTGCTGTGTCACTTATTGTAATCGATGTACTGCTAACAATAGTTTTTACATAATAAACAGTCAATGATTCAATATTTCCGTATGTAGTTCCAGTAAACATTATAGGATCATTAACAGATAATGCTGAAGTAGATCCTACAGTAACTCTCATTCCAGAGGATGATGTTCCAGTTACTGCAATAGAACTTGTTGATTCTTTAGCAATGTAAGCATATTTTCCAGTTTCGTCAAAGTCAGCAATATATCCATACTGTCCTGTGCCTGTTCCTCTTCCGATAACTAATCTTAGTCCTCTGTAGGCTTCAGCAGTTTCAATGTCTGAACCAGCTAACTGTATTGACACAGTATTTCCGCCTTGTGAAGAATTAGTAATAAATTTATATCCAAGGCCGCCTTCAGCAGACGAGTCTCCTGGATTAGCGATTCGAATTTCTTGTACACCGCCGTTTCTAAATTCATCAACTTCTACAGAAGCATTAATACCTGATCCAGTAATTGTAAATGTTCCGGCCGTGTATTCTACACCTGCATTACTAAAGAACATTTTTTGAAGACCACCTTCGTCGTTGATTAATGTTTGATAAACGTCTGCATCATAGTATCTATTGTTAACTGTTGCTGTAATAGGTGTTTCAGCAATATTATATCCTTCTGAAACTGCACCTAATACTCCGTATGAACAGTTGCCGTTAGCAGCTCGAATTTTTCCACCGTTGGTTGCTAGGTAACCAATATAATTATAATATGTAAACACTGAAATACATTCAGTTCTTCCTGTGCCGTTGGCCCATACACCGATACCATCGCTGATAACCTGTGTAAAGTCGTTGGAAACCATAGTTTGATTTCCGCCAGAGTGTAGGTTTCCGTCAATCTTAAATCCAATACAGCCAGTACCAAAGGTTGTGCAGTTTTGAATATACGGAGATCTTGTTCCTACCCAGGCCGATTCGTCTGAAGGACCGTATCCAGGATCTAAACTAACAAATGCACCAGCAGTTGGTCTGCTGGTTCCGTATACGTTAGGAGCACTTAGAGTTCCCTCTAATCCTCTCATGGTCATATTTCTAATACCGGCAGCGTCTCTGCAATAGAACATATTGCTGGCTTTATTGGCTGTAAAATCTGAACCGTTAATAAAGAATGTTGAAGCTTCTACTGTTTTATAATTTCCAACATACAAAATGTCGTATGCAAGAGCATCAATAATTCTTTCAATGTCAAAATCCCATCTATCAGGCAATGGCATTAATAGTGGATTAGTTTCTTGAACATATCCTGCAACCTGGGCTTTTATAAATTCATAATTGTTTTCAATCTGCGCATTTGCGTTTATATTTCCTGCCGCAGCAGATGGTGTATTTGTACTGCTTATCGATACATTATACTGCGTTTCAATTCTATTTTTCAACATTTCAATCAATGTTGTTAAAGAAACAATCTGTAAATTTTCTGCTGCTGATGCTGTAAAATCTTGAAATATATCTGTATTGTATAAAAGAACATCGGGTTGATCAACAATAGTTTCACCTACTGCTACACCTAATACAATTCTAGAAATTAAAGGTTGTAGATAATCTAATGCTGACAAGATTAAACTAATATAATCTGAACTAAACGGTGTGTCTGCTGGAAATACTGTCACAGATCTAATGTCATCACCAACTAGTGCTACATAAGGCTGTACTCTAATTGGTAATATTTCTGGATAGTCGCCTGTTCTAATAAAAATTGTAGAATGAATAGGAACATTTTCTGTAGCGTATCTGATGGATCTCCATGCGCTTTGAGGACTTGTTCCTCTGTTAGGGCCGTCTATCCCTTCTGGTGAAACAAAGAATACATTCTCTGAATTTAATAGATATTTCCAAGCTACTTCGCTGTTATATGCTGTAAGTGCTTGACCTTCTTGGTCTACTGGTAATGCTTTATAACCAATTGTACTTCCATCACCAGTGTCGCCAAATGTTCGAACATCGCCTACATTTTTTAATCTATTAATTCTATTACCGTCGGTAACTTTTTTCCAATATCTTCCTAGCAAAGAACTATCAACTAAGCCATCATCATCGGGTCTATTCCCATTATCAGAAATGTGTTTATCTAAACAGGTATATGTACTGGATACCCATACAACAGTATCTCCAGCAATATAAGTGGTATCAGGAGCCCATACTCCTCTCCACTTTATTCCTGTGGTTAATAAATCCCAGTATACAGAATTAGTTGTGCTGTTGTCGTCTAAAAAGTCTGGGTCTTGATTTGTATTATCTAACAAACAAGAATAAACATTTCCTCCACGTCTAACAACATCTCCTAATAGATATTGAGTTGCCTGGTTCCAATCGCCTCTCATTTTTAAACCAGTATATAATAATTCCCAGTTAAATGGTGAGAACGGAGGTTCTTGATTGGTGTGAATTCTTAGAGATTTATATAAATGACCACCATAACTTACAATATCACCTATTTGATATAATGTAGTTTCATCCCACTGAAGGTCATACTCGTTACCTGGACAGTATATGTCAAACTGTTCTGACCCAAACACAGATTCCGATGTGTGGAATGTGTTTGCAATATAAAGATATGCACCGTATTTTACAACATCATTAACTTTATAAATTGTAGAAGATTGCCAATCACCTTTGTACTCTGTTGACTGATGTAATAAAGTCCACTTTCCTTGATCTTTAGGTAATCCTAATGTGTCAGTTTCTGCAGAAACGTGAGGAATTTGACAAATGTAAACATTTCCGCCGTACTTTAAAATATCCCCAAATCTATATCTGGTATTTGTTGACCAACTATCTCTCCATGACTGAGAAATAACTACCTCTTCCCAAGATGATTGACTTGCTTCTAATCCTTCAACTATTGTTCCTGCTGAAGTATGAGACAGTACACATCTATAAACTTTTGCCCCATATATTACAATATCATTTATTCTATAATATGTACCAATAGACCAATTAGTTCTCCAGTTCGTAGACGAAATGTATGTTGTCCATTTTCCAGAATCAATTTCAAAACCAGATTCTAAATTTGCAGTTTCAAGTTCTGGAAATTTTGAGGTATGGGCTTCTGTACAAACGTAGGTTACGCCGCCAACGGAAACAATATCACCAACTTTATAATATACATCATTAGTCCACGCTCCTAGCCAACTTGTGCCGTCTGCTACTAATTCCCACTTTGGAGATAAAACAGGAGGTATATCGCTGTTATAATAATTTAAATCGTAATAAAAATCTGCGTTTGATGCATGAGATTCAATACAGTTATAAACTTTGCCGCCAAAACTTACAACATCATCTGGGTTATATTTGCTGTGAGCACTCCATACACCTCTCCAGGTATATTTAAATCTGCTTATTTTAAAATCTGCCATTTAATTATTCCTCTGATGAACCTTCGTCATATGTATAACCATTGTTTATTCTAGCAACTAATTGCCCCTCATCATCAATATAATAAAATATTGCTCTATCGTCCCAACGATATTGTTGATATTTTAAATTTTGATACTCAACATTGTGGTTTACATCAATGCCTTCGTAAAAGTCCACTCCAATTTCAAAACCATTAAAATTTTCTGTTTCGTCGCCGACTCTGTTAATTTCAATTGAATCGTTAGATCTCATTTGATCATTTCGTTGTAAAAATAAACTACCGTTTTCGTTTTTTCTAATACCGTAAAAAAATCTAGGAGTATCGCCTAATCTTGTTAACGGGTCTGTACCTAAATAATAATTTGAATTAGACATTATGATATCTCCACGTAACTTACAACCACTGAAATACTATCAGCCTGACTGCTGGTAATTCGTAATCCGCAAAATTCCGGCAATATTAATTTTTCACCGTTGGTTATTATTTTTGCAGAAGTATTTGGCGGTATAGTTAAACCTTTTATGTAATAAGCTGGTACGCTGTCTGAACCTGTTACAAACACATCAACATTAACTGTATCATAATCAGTAATATTTGCAATATTGCAGCCGATTACAGTTGCTCGAATACCTGCGTCAATAGTTAAAACATCGTTTGGTTCGGTCCCTAACGAATTGTGTGTAACATTTTTAAATAGTGTTGGCATTTTTTATCCTAGAGTTAATGCAAATGCAACAGAAATATCATTAGCCTGTGTTTCTGACACAGCTCCAGATGCACCTGCAGGACTAGCCCAAGAAACTCCGTCCCAAATTTCCAAAGCCTTTGAATTAGTATTATATCGTGTCATTCCGACAACCGCATAAGATGTTGGACGCTGCGCATCATTTCCTCTTGGCGGAACAAACCCATTGGTACCAACAATTTTAAGATAACCATTACCTGTATGGGTAATTGTTGTAACAGCACCGGATACTACGTTAGTAATAGAACTATCAATAATTTTAATATTACCAGTTCGTATACCTCCCGCAGCATTTCCTTCTAATCGCAAATCTGTACCAGTTGTGGTAGTAATTATGTTATCTTGAAAAATAACACTTCCTACTTCAAAATAAGGAAGGTTCATTGAAGTAGTATATAAATCTTTAGTGTAAACAGCTCTCCATCTTACTGAACTAGAACCAATATCATATGTAGCATCAGTTTGAGGAATAATATCACTAGTAACGCTGGCATTAAAAACAATGTTATCGGTTAGTGCGTCACCAATTTGAATGTTGCCGCCGATCACTACATTTCCAGAAGTATTAATATTTCCAGAAACATCAAGATTTCCTGTAATATTTGTACTTGCTGAAATATTAACTGTGCCGGTACCGTTTGGTGCTAGATCAATTGAACTGTTAGAAACAGTAGTAGAAATAGTATTTCCTTGTAATTGAAGATCATCAATTTGAAGTCTGCTGTGATAAACAGTTGCTTCGCCGGCAGCGGCTTGAAATACTATTGTGCTGGTATCGCTGGTAATTGTATTGCCAGTAAAGTGTAAATTACCGACATTAATTTGTGTGTCAACAGTATGATTTATACCGTGTATATTACCGTTGACATCTAGGTCTGTAGTGGGGGCTGCTGTACGTATCCCGATACGAGAGTTAACAACATCCAAATAGAGAAGATCAGTCTCAAAAGCTAAATCCACACCATCTCTGATGAGATTTGACTTTAAGAGCTGACCGGAAATACGACCAATAGCCATTAGCTCTCCTTAACAGACCCCGTGTTTCACGGTTAACCTAATTTGGACTAACGTCCGCAGCCTTATGGCTCTTTGCTGGTTTACCACAGTCGGATCTTGCAAAAGTTTTGGTCTACCTTTGCAATTAGTAGTATTTATACCAAATGGAGAATTAGCCGAGGACTAGGGTCCAAATGTTTCCAATATCGTACATAAGTTCTTGTGTAACTTCGATACCACCACCTGTTGCCACTGACCATACAGTACCATCAAAACATTCCAGGTACCCTCTTTCTGTGTTGTATCTAGTTTCACCTACTTCTGGACTTAAAGGACGTTCGCTATCGGATCCGTTAGGAACAACCATACCGTTTGTACCGGTAAACTGAATGTATCCTATTCCTGTAGACTGTAATAATAAAGGATTGTTTTCTGGATTTATTATAGCATTTTCGTTAAATGCAATTTTTTCTAAGTATGTGTCTGCTGAATCGGCGGTTATTATTAAATCTTCATTGGACTGTGTTGTTGTAATTGTAGTTGTAACACCGTTAATTTCTACTTGATCACTGATATAAGCATAAGACGTATGGATACCTAATCCTGAATTTCCTATCGAAGTCCAATCAGATTGATAAACTTTATCCCAACGCTTTGTAGGTTTCCCTAGATCATAAACTTCATTGTTACCTAAGACAATTGTTTGAGTAAAATCGGTATTAATACTAGCAGTATCAGTAGTTTGGTCACCGATAGTTAGAGTACCAATTCCTGTTAAATCTCCCTGTAACGTTATGTTCCCTGTTACAGTTAAATTTCCTGTAATGTTTGTGTCTGCAATAAAATTAACTTTGCCTGTTCCGTTAGGATCAAATACAATATTTGAATTGCTAATACTGCTAATTTGATTATCGTTGAATATTAAACTGCTGGTAGTTAATCTATCGTGAAAAATATCACTTCCGGCTATCATAACCTGTATGCCGCCAACTGAAGTTGTAAATGTATTTCCGTTATTAATTTTAAGATTTCCAGCAATTAACTGTGTATCAACAGTTAAATTATGGCTATGAATATCTCCGTCTACATCTAAGTCGTAGGCAGGCGGAGATTTTTTTATACTAACTCGTTTATTTGTAACGTCAAGGTATAATAAATCAGTTTCAACAGCGATGTCAATGCCGTTTCTTTGTAGGTTAGCGGTTAATAATTTTCCACTAATTCGGCCAAGCTGAGACGAATAATTAGGTTCACTACCGTAGGTGTTTGAACCTAATAGACCGTCATCATCGCCCAATATACCCATAATTTAGTCCTTAATCGTTACTAGCCATTTCAATAGCGTGTACACTTGTTACTACGCTATTAGTTAAACTTGTTGGTCGACAAGTAATTTCTATTCTGTTTGTTGTAGAATTCCACTGTCCGTCAAAAGTAGCAAGAGGAGTGGCACTTGAATATGTAACACCGTATGCAGTAACGTAAACAACGTCATTTACATATCCTCTTATAGCAATGATATCGCAGGCCTGTGTTTGCCAACTAAGTCCACCATCTTCATAGCCTTCTACCATAACAAATAATTTAATAGCGTGTTGATATTGACCTGTTGAAGTGTAGATAACTGTATCAACACCTGCTAGACAAGATGTTGAATCCTGGTGACTCTGTTTAACATCTCCAGGATAATTTACATTACCTAATGTATCAATACTAACTTCATATCCATCTTGAGAAATTGCAGCAGGAATTGCACCCGAAGCTGCAAAAGTAATAGTATCCGTTGATGAATCAGTTGTAATTGTTATTCCAGGACCTTCTACTAATGTCAGCGTATCACTCGAGCTATCTGCAATAACGTTTGATTGTCCTGCAACAACAATAGTTTTAAATGAATCTGATACTGCTCCAGAAACTATATTGTTTAATAGGTTAGAAGGAATAGTACAAAATACTGTTTTGCCGCCTTCTAGAAAATTAACTGGGAAATTGCCGTTTGAAGAACTGTATATAACGTCTCTTGATAAAGATTCTGTTCCGCTAGAATTAGTATATGTGCCTCTTCCTACTTCCCAATTGCCGGCAGCATCTTCAATTCCGTAATAACATTCATTTCCAGAACCAACTGCCGAAAACGATTGAAAACCGGGAATTACAGTTTCTAATGTTATTGTACCTGTGCCGGTACTATATGTTCTAACTTTAACCTTATCAGCAACAACCAGGGCCATTACATATCTCCAAATCGATATGTATATTTACCCGTTTTTGGTTTTAGTTAGCGAATCCAAAGTATACTGTTACGTATTTTCCTGTAGGAACTGGGCTTGTAAAAATAAGATATGCGTTTCCGCTACCACCGTAGTTTGAATTTAATGTAAAGTTAGTTGTAGAAATTTGAAATACATTTTCTACCAATACAATAATATTATCTGCTGAACTAGGAACAGCATATAATGGGCCAAAGTCTGTCTGTATATCGTCACCTGGGCCTAAAGTTTGTTTATAAATTGAAGATGCGCCCGGAGCTCTAATAACTTCCCAGGCATTGCCTACGTAGCCTTCTATTGAATTTGTTGTTGTGTTATATCTAATTGTACCGTTAGCATCTGTAGGCTGACGAACTCCTGTTAGCTGAGGACGCTGAGATTGTGTGCCCTTAGGTAACATTAGGCCACCGTGGCTATTCATTACTACGCGGCCGCCAGGACCGTTAGCATCTGGATAGGCTATTAATGTTCTATCGTTGATACTAAACTTAGAAATGTTTTTAGTCTTTAAGAATTTCATACTTCTAATGCGCTCACTGTTACAGACAATTTGCTTGCAGAACTAGTACCTACCCAAATTTCGTCGCCACTTTCTAATACAACTCTTTCTTCACTAAAAAATACAGTTTCGCCTGCTGGAACGGTTAGGTTGTTTACAATTAAATTTCCGTTAGTTGCAGATTTACCATTTCGAACCAAATAAACATTTACATTAACTGCATTTGTAGTTTCGTCGGCTGCGCTAGGTGCTGCTGTGTTACAAAATGCAATAGTAGTAATTGCATTAATTCTTCCAGTAGCTCCGCCGACACCAATTGCTGCACCAGTTGTTGAACTAGTAAAGACTTTTACGGGAGAAGTTACACTAATAGAATCAATTAATGCTATTGTGCCTTCCGGAGTTTCGTAATTTCTAATCATATTTTTCTCTTAAAATAACATACTGAACACAAGTGCTTTATTTTTACTTATTAACTCGCCATTTCTTTTCGAAGTTTGTGTACTGTCGTTGACAAACCAAATTCCAGAAGAACCTACGCCCGGACTAGCAGCGTAAATTAAATTGCTGTCTGAAACATACGCAGGTGTTACAGCAATTTTATCTAATTGAACAGCGTAGTTAGTTTGTAATTTACCAGTTCCTTGTGTTCTAACATATATATTCTCGTTGGTAATACCTGCTTTGGAAGTAATTTCTGTTCGAGAAGGGCCACTACCTAATTCTAAATTTCCTAATTCAACTCGATTAGTAAAAAACTGGCTTACTAGATAAGAATCTACAACAATAGAAACTGCACTTTCTCCAAACGTCGAATATCCAGTAGTGTTTGTAAAATATTCTAACGAACCTGCCTGAGTTGATATATTAGGTGTAATGTCTTTGTCAGAAATAATAACACTGGTATCTTGACTTTGAGGAGCAACAATCTGGAAGGTTGGGTTATTTAAAATTGCATTATCAACATATAACTTATTTGGAATATCATCGTCGTGTATAACGTGTTCCTCATATGTATCTGTTCCAAAAACGGATATTACTCCAGTTCCAGAACCAATCAATGTTAAGTCTCCGTATCGACCTTGACCTGAAAAATTTAAATTTTCAGTTTCATTATCTGTTAAAATTGTATTAACTTTAATACCAACTTCACTGTAGTTGAATGGGCCTGGAGAATCATTGGCTGCAAACAACCAAGTCTTTGATGATTCCTCAAATAACAACATTGCAGGAGTTAAATCACCCCTATCAATTTTTACTCCCGAATAACCTAAAGTTACTCCTGATCCTGTTTCTCCAGCATTTAGTGTTATAATATTGTCATTGATATCTAAATTTGTAGCAGCAACAGAAACTGTTTGACCTTCTACAACTAAGTCCCCTGTAACTATTACACTACCACCAGCAGAGGCTGGACCGGTGTCAAACTTTATTTTGGCACCGTCGGCAGTTTTAATGTTATAATCACCGTTTACACGGAGAAACTGTCCCATTGTTAATTCCTAAATTAAGTTGGTGTTAAGAAAATTTGATCGCCTGTAGAGTCTGCATAGTTGCCTAATCTCCAAGTATATCTTACACCGTTAAAGTCAATAGCTGTACGCTTTTGTAGTTTAGCAATTCTAACAGCACTTGCATCAGCGCCTGTTTCTAAATAACCTGTTAGGCGCATTTCTCCAGCAGCACTAGGTGTTCCGCTGACTAATTTGCAAATTGCTTGTGTGCTAGATGAAGTATCTTGAACTAGGTATCTCTTAGAACCTTTTTGCTTAACAATAAACACATCAGTTTGATTAGAACCAATGTATGCTTCGCAGCGAATACCTGCATCGCCTGTGTAGGTGCCAAATACCTTAACACCATTCTTATCTGATTTTACTGGACGTCCCATTTGTTTTCTCCTTGTGTTGACGTTCTAGGCCTACGCGGTGGGTGCCGCATAAATCACTTAGATACTTTATTTATCCAGCCAAACAAAAAGCCCCTTTCGGGGCTTTTTGAATACGTTGTATAATCTTTTTAAAGATTAAGCAAAACGTAGGTTTGCAGATGTAACATCAACAAGAGCCAAGTAGTCAGCAGCATTACCTAGAGATGATGCTGTGTTTGTTAACTCAACATAACCGTATCTGGTCATGAAAGAAACTACTGGTTCAAATGTAGATGGATCTAATACAACACCGCTGCTCATCAATGGAATGTATGGGCAGTAGAATGCTGCTGCGTCAGACTCGGAAGTACCTTTGTAACCAATCAATACTTTGTCGTCTTCTGCGTATGTGTTTACATACACTTTCATTGCGCTGTTCAATGTACCAACGAACTTGGTGTTTGTTGGAGCTTCGAAAGTGCCTTCTGTAGTGCGAGCAAAAGCAGAAGTTGTAGCAGACTGTAATAGTGTTAATACAGTTGGTGATACAACAGCCCAGTTACCTGCGCCACGACGTGTACGTTGTGCGATCAAGTTAGAAGCACGGTTGATTTGAACAGCTAGAGCAGCGTGTTCGTCACCAACGAATGTAGCTGTACCAGAAACTGCTGCTTGGTCGTATGTTAATACGGCTGTACCAGCTAGTGTCTTCAAGCTACGTAGAACTTCTTGATCAATCTCAGCTGTGATCTCTTGTGCAAGAGCAGCCATGATTTCTGCTTCGATGTCAATACCTTGTTGGGCTTGTGCATCTTGAGCAGCTTCAAATGTCCAGCGAGCAGACAACTTACGTGTCTTAGCTTCGACTGTTTGTTTCAAGATTTGAATGCTTAGTCTGTTACCTGCTACGCCTTCTAAAGCTGCTGTAGAAGCTGCCTTATCAGAACCAGATACACCAGAATAGCCTTCAGCAATCTTGAATGGGCTTAGTGCCTCATCGCCAGCTGTAGTGTTACCACCAGCAGAACCACTGAATGTGTCGCTGTAGCGAACACGTAGAGTATGGATCTGACCAACTGGGCCTGTCATTGGTTGTACACCAACTAGTTCATTAGCAATGACTGTTGGCATTACACGTCTGATCACAGGTAGGATCACACGATTTAGGGTTGCAACGTTACCGGCGGAAGTAGCACCAGCTGTAGCACTCTCTGCCAAATACTTGCGGGTATTCTCTAGAGTAGTTGCCATAACTGTACGCTTGTTACCTTGTAGGCCTTCTAATAGAGCCTCTTTAGTTTCCGACCAGCGTGACTCGAGTAGTTGTGACATATTTGTTCTCCTTAAACTTTAAGTCCCGCAAGCCTGCGGATGTCAAAAATTTCTGCGGTTTTTTCTTCTTTACCGCTAGATTGTGGTGCCTGTTTATCGCCTGTAATTTCTTTAGCCTCTGAGAGTACTTTCTTCGCCGGTGTACCGCCATTCATTACTGCTGGCATATACTTGTCGAAAGCTGTACGTAGCTTTTCAGTTTGAACTGATTCTAATAGACTGCTCATTACTTCACGCTTATCTCCAGTCAACGGGCCTAGCAATTCGCTCATAACTTCCTTGCGTTGGTTGTTTTCTTTGATAATACGTAGTTCACGTTCTTTGCTTTCTACTAGTGATTGTGCTTCTGCAACAACTTTTGCTGCTTCTTCTAGCTCTGCTTCTTTGGTAGCAACTACCTTTAGAAGTTTTGCTGTTTCAGATTTCTCATTTAGGTGAGATGCAGCATACTCGCTTGCGAAAGATTCAAAAATTCTGCGACCAAAGTCATTTCTACGAGCTGCATCAATGTCTTCACGTAGTTGAGACATTTCAGTGCGTAGACCGCCCTGAACTGTTTCTGCAACCATTGTAGAAGCTTTGCTAATAAATTCTTTCTTGAGAGATTCGAACTTAGCCTTAGACTCACGTACTAAACGTACTTTAGTTTCAGCTAGGTCTTTCTTATCTGTGTGGAATTCTGCGATTTCTTTCGCTAGAGCATCCACAATAAAAGATTCTAGTTTAGCAACATTGTTGGCAACTTGCTTACGATCTTCGTGTAGTTCTGCAAGTTCTTTCTTAAGATTTGAAAGAACAAATGATTCCATTGCTGCGGAATCGTCTTTCATCTTTTGAACATAACGAGCACGAGCTTCAATTAGACCTTGGCGATCTTCTGCAAGTTCGCCTAATTCTGCTTGTAAACGATCAGTTAGCATAGCTTCAACAGCTTCTACCATTGCTGATTTATCGTGTTCGTATTTTTGTGCAAATTCTTCACGTAGTGTAGCAGTGACTTGCTCACGGTTTTCTTGAATTCTGCTTTCCCAAGCAGTTTCAATTTCCGATTTGATTTCTTCGGAAATCACATTGTTTTCGAACAATTGTTTTACGATGTCTAGCATTGTGATTCTCCTACTGTTATTTGAGTCCAGCGATTATTCGCTTAAGACCCTCTGCTAAGTATTTTTGTGCCTGTGGGTCGCCTTTAACTTCTTGTGCAATTCTATAAGCCTGATAGCCACCTGTGTTATTCATTAGGTGTTCATAAACTGGTGTTGGATAAGCGCCTGGTGCGCTAGGTTGAGCAACAACGTCAACTGTAATAATTTCAAACCCGTTAACTTTTCCTTCGTTATCAACTTCACCTGATCCACGAGAGGAAACGCCAAGTTTAACTCCTGACTCCAACATTGTCTGTACTAATTGACCCATTGGAGTTGGGAGGATTTTAAGTTTTCCGTAGCCGTTAGGACCATCCATCCACATCTTGGTAATCATATGACTAACACGATCTAGATTGATTCTTAAATCCTGCGGGTGATCAACTTCGCCTAGCACTGAATATCCGCCAGCGATCTGTTCGTTGAGAGTCTTGACAGCCCTGCAATTTCTTGAGAAGAATAAACACGTTGATTTGCATTGCGAATGTCGCCCTGAATGCAAATCCCGTTTAGATAAAGGCTCTTACTCGAGCCTTCACCTTCACTCTCAAGGACAATCTTAGCCTGGTCGAAACTCAAATTTTCTGCTAGGGTAGATCTCACGTTAGTGTCCTATTATCTACGACCACGGAAAAGGCTTTGCTTGTTGTCAGCTGATTCTTTTGCACCAGCTTTCTCAGCACCGTGTCCTGGCTCTTTCTTGCTAAAAGCATTTCCTGCTTTGCCGCCTGGCACGTTAATATTACCAGCGTTGTCTTCTGTTGGCTTTTGCTTGATTAAGCTAGAACCTTGCAATTGGCCTTTGTTTGCTTCAACGCCGCTTTCTGTTTTGCTTTGAGCGATGTTAGAAGCTGTACCGCCCATATCATTCTTACCAGCTACGATTGACTTGGTATTTGCACCGTTATCACCCATTTTTGCTGGAGCAACTTTTTCTACGTATTCACGAACTGTTTCTAGATCGTTGATATCGTCTTTCATTTCTTCGTCGTCACCGCCCATTTCGTCACCGAAATCGTCGCCGTGTTCTTTACCTTCAATACCTTTTAGCTCGTCAAACTTAGCTTGTAGCTCGTCAACAATAGATTCTAGGTCTTGAAACAATTCTTCTTCGCCCTTTTCTGCTGGCTCTTCTTCCCCGTCCATTTCGCCTTCTAGGTCGTCTGTTGGGTCGCCACCAAATTCTGGCATATCGTCACCGCCTTCAATTGCGATGTCTTCAAAGTTTTCGTCGACTTTGTCTTCTTCAGCATCTTCATCAGAAGCTGCTTCTTCCATATCTTCGTCGTCTTCGTCTTTTTCTTCTTCTTCAGCAATTTCGCTGTCGATCATTGATTCATAAATTTCACGTGATTGTTGTACAACGTAATCGTGAAATAATTCTTCTGCTTTGGCTTGATCGCCTTCAACAAGATGTGACAACATCTGTTGCAATAATGTTTTATCTGCCATGTTAAAATCTCCTCAAGATGGTTTTAGGCTGTGTTTTTATTTACTACGTAGATTAAAAAACTACGTTAAATGATAGTTTTTTGATCGTTTTCATTTGAATATATAGTTCCCGGGAACGTTTTTTCAAAATCTTTAAAATTTATATGGGTTAAATTAGTTAGTGCAGGTCCCAATTTATCTGGAATAAATGCACCATCTTGTATTACCCTAAAAAAATTAATGTGTCTAAACTCCTTTATAACTTTTTCTGTTTGACTAAGCCAATTTCCAAAGTACGTAGGTGCGTCTGTTGACTTTTTATAATTGTATGTATCTGCGTACACATTATTAAATTTTCCCTCTAATCCTTGATAATCGAACCCAAAAATGTATATATCTTTGTGTCCTTGTGTACAGGCTAACCATAATGCGGTAGGCCCTGAACTCCAGCCTTTATGAGGGTTAAAAAAGTTAATATGATGTTTAGTTTGTACACCTTTGTTAGGATTTGTCCATACTTGATGAGTTTTGTGATAGCCCGATGATATAATTTCATTGACCATTTTAACATCAACAGCTATTAGATAGTGAGGTTCATACTCTCTATACTGTGCATTACAGCCGTAGACAACTCCTTTAGTAAGTAAGGATTCTGGATTTATTGTTAATCGACTTGTACCGTTACCTAGAACAAAGGCCGGATTATTGTGGTGGAGCTGCTTCTTCGCCAACTGGTGTTCCATACATTTGTCTAATAAAACCCAGTTCAGACTCTTCTTCCATTTGATGCGCTTCTGATTGAAGTCGCAATTGATTAATTTGACGTAGTGTCAAGCGAATTTTTCTATTATCTGTTAACTTAAGAATAGACTTATCTCTGCTAGAGTCGTATCTACGATCATTAGCAAAGTCGTTGTTTTTTTCGTTAAAATAAAAAAATTCGTTTAGAAGCATAATGTATTTATTACTGAACTGGTGCTTCTGCTGGAGCAGCTTCACCTTCGGCTCCTGGTTCGGCTTCAGCAGCCATATCAGGACTAGCTTCTGCTGATTGTCCAGCTAGGTCTGCTGCCATTCCTCCGGGAGTAATGCCTGCAGATCTTAATTGACTCTGAGAATCCGGTGTTGCCTGTAGAGTATCGCCGTTTTCTTCTCTCCAAAGTTTTTCGTTTTCTTTGATCTCTTCCTCGGTCATTCCTAAGAATCGCTTCATAGCAAAACGTTTACTTAGATGAGGAATTTGAACAACTTGACTGAATGTTGCTGCTCTTGCTGTGTCAAGTTCTGATTGACGATAAGCAGCAAAGTTTTGTGGTGAATTAAATTTTAGCTCAAATAAACTATTATCAATGTTAATACCGTTGTTGTTTAACCAAAGTTTAAATTCTAGATCAAATGTTTCTACAATCATAGATTGTAAACGTTTGCAGTACTCGTTAAAACGTAATTCTTGAATATACGCTGTGCCTACTTTACCATCAGAGATGTTGTTAGGCTGTTCATCAATGGCAGTAGGAAGGTATGAAGCAGGTATACGCAAAGCCCTAAAGAGCTTGTTAGTAAAATAACGTAGGTCAGTAATTTCGCCAAGGTTGGTACCTCCAGGTAGTGTTTCAACTTTAGAACCACGACCTTCAGCAGTTTGTGGGAAGAAGTAATCTTCGTTTACACTTAGTGGATTATAACTAGCGTCTATAACGTTATTTCCACCGCCGGTTGAACTAGGAATACGTCGTTGTTGAATTTCATTTTTAACCCGTTCAACAAAGCTCATAGCCATATGCGCTGGCATATTTCCAACGTCTACATAGAAAATACGTCTTTCTGGAGCACGTTGTATACGATAGATAATAATAGCATCTTCAAGCAATTCTTTCTGCTTGTAGACTTTAAATACTGATTCTAGAATACTATTACCAAAAGGATAATTTGTATCTAAACCTTCTGATAATGAAATATGGACTACGTGTTTTGCATCAACTGTGATTTCGTTTTGTGCATTACTAAAACGTGTGCCAGGAGGCTGTGCTGCTGCACCAACCATCCCTCGGCCAAAGCCTCCGCCGGATGTGTAAGAGCTTGAACCACTAGGTGATGTGTTAGTTGTATTGTGTGGTGTTGTAGCAATTAAATTTACAAAATTAAAGTTAATATCTTTAATTCCGTACTGCTCAGGAACTTTACCTTCGCTTTCGTTAACAATAATTTTATTAACCTTAGAAGGATCAACATATAACCATTTTTGAGTTTGTGGATCTCTAACAAAGAAACAATCTCCGTATTTTAATGTGTTACGGAAAATACGGAAAATTCTAGTTTCAAACTGCTGTTCTTTAACCCACTTTTGTAGTGCGTCTTTTAAAATTTTAACTTCGGTTGAAGTAGGCGCACCTTTAAAAAATGTCTGGAATGGTGTGCGATTTTCTTTATCTTTTTGTGTGCAAAATTCTGCAAGAATATCAAGTGCAGCATTAACTTCACTGTCCATATCCATTGTATCGTATTGCATATATTTTTCAACACGGTTTGGACTACCTGCATAAACATCCGGTAAAAAGCTAGAATAATTTGCTCTAGCAGGACCCGGACGGCCACGGCCCGAAATTGGGCTCATTGAACCTCCGTTGTTGCTAACATTAACAGGTGTAAAGTATTTTTTCCAACTCATAGTTTATGCTCGATATAAGTTTCCAGACAAACTCTTAGTAGCATTGATTTGTTCATATGTGTTTGTTGTAGTCTGAGCACTTAGTTTAAGTAATTGTCCCATCTTAGTATTTAATTCCGCAAGCAGGGTTTCTGCTGATTCTTGAGTAGGTCCTCGTTCTTCAGCTCTTTTCTTTTCTTCTTCTTGTTTGGCTTTAGCAGCGGCTTCTTCCTCTGCTTTCTTAGCGGCTGCTGCACGTTGAGATTCTTTATCAGCTTCTATTGCAGTTTTGGCAGCATCTGCTTTTGCGGATGCTTGTTGTTCTCTTGTAGTAGGACTAGCGGTTTTAGCAGCATCTGCTTTTGGCACTAGGGCACTACCTTCTCTTGTAGCGTATTGTTTTAATAGTTCTTCTGGACCGGCTGTATAATCTACAGATGCTTGTTCAGCGGCCTTAGCAGCGGCTTCTCTACCTGCAAGTTCTTTTTTGGATAACTTATTGTTAGCTTCAGTGAAAAGTTGTTTTTCAGCAAATTTTTTCTTTTCAGCTTTGACTTCTGCAAGTTGAGTTTGGATTTTTGCATCTTTCTCTTCTTTGGCAGCTACCAATGCTTCGTCTCTGGCTTTGGCTCTAGCTTCTCTGTCTTTTTTACGCTGTTCGTAAACTTCGTCACTCATTCCGCCAAATCTATTTGGAATTAAGTTTAAGATTTTGTCTATCATTGCTTCAAACCCATCATTTAGGTTTGCAAATATTGCCTTAATTCCTTCTACACTAAAATATTTTCTAAATGTTTGCCAAACATCAGATATAACTTCACCTAGTGTTTTAAAATACTTAGAAACCGTTTCCGATTTCATAACAACTTCATTGAACCATTTATAAACATCTGTGGCAGTATCTATTACCCACCCGAGTACTGCGCCTAGGATTTTAAATGCATCTCCTACTACCTGTCCAACTTCGAGTATAGTTCTTTCTAACCAATCAAGACTCCCTACTAACTCGTTGCCGCTGGTAAAAATATCAGTTACAGCTTTCCAAAGATTATCTAAAGGTTGCATTAGTCCTGTGACAGCTTCCCATAGGCCGCCAAAAGCTGTTTCTGTAGCTTTGACCACACTACTCAAAATACCAAATAACCAGTTTAATCCTTCGTCTACAAGATCTATAGCACCTTTAAAACTTTCAAATTGAAGGCTAACACCTTCTAATGTTTTGCTTATTTTTTGAATAATTGGTTCAAATATTATTTTAAGACCAAAGCCTATTTTTTCAAATAGTGCGCCTACGACTGCAAATACCGGAGGTAACACTCTTGTTAGAATATCAATTATTGGTCTAAATCCTGCATCTAATGCTTTGAGAGCAGGAGCCAGTACTCCTGTAAATATCTGTGCAACTAGTTCAACTCCAGAAATCATTAAATCTAAAAATCCACTAGATGCTAGTAGTTCTGTAAAAGTATTACTGATGCTATTAAGCACCTGAGACATCTTTTGCATTTTTTCGTTAAAGCCGTCTGTGTTTTTCTTAGTTGACTCTTGTTGTTCGCCCGCGGTTTTAATAGCGTCCTTATTGACCTTATTCCAACTTCCTAAGGCTGCGGCTGTTCCTCGCATTTCTTCGCTGGCTGCTGCTGCGTATTTGATATTTTTCAACGATGATGTTGCTTCGGCTCTACCAATATTCAAACTTTGATTCATTTGCTCTTGAGAAACCTTAACACCTCGTTGTGTTTGAGCGTGTAGGTTGGCAAACTGAGCACCTAGTTGAGGCATTTGAGCTAGCAATGCTCGGTTAGCATCTGTAGTAGCAGTTCCGTTGGCAATTAAATCTTTGGCAAAGTCCTGCATTTCTTTGCTAGGCATACTTTGAATTAATGTCATTGCCGAAGCTTCAACCTCTGGTCCAAGACCTGCCATAGCCGCTCTAAACTGTCCGTCTGCTGCTAATGCTTCTCTTTCTTTTTCTTTTGCAGCACGTTCTTCTCCAGTTACCTTGGCCAGCATATCCATTTCTTTAAGATAGCTCTTAGCACCTGCTGCTAACTCTGCATTGGACTTTGTTCCTTGAGCGCCTTGGGCTCTTAACAACTTACCATAATTTGCAAGACCTTGATTTATTTCCTGTGTATTATATCCTAGAGCATAAAGGTCTGAACTTGTTGTTCTTAATGTTTTAGATACCTGTGCAAATCTCTTTGAGCCGTCTTCAGTAGTAACACCGAACGCCCCCATAGCTTCACCATTCTTAGAAATTAAAGCACCAAATTCTGCAAGATTCATTCCAGCTGCTGATGCCGCTGCAGAAAATTGACCTATGCTTCCACCAAAGGTAGCACCAGATGCTGTAGCTTCACCGTAGGCTTTGACCATTTTATCAGCTGCACCTGCCACTGCTCCAAACACTTTAGCTAATAATCCGCCAACACCTGGAATCATTGATAATACTTCTGCTGCGGAAGCTGCTGATCCGTCTATTTTAGATAATTTTTCTGCGGTGTCTACACCCGATTCTGCAAGTTTTGCCATTTTTCCAACAACAAATCCTGCACCAGTGGCTAATTTTCCAAGACCTCCTACAACTCCTCCTGCAGCTTTACCAAGGCCAAACATTGTCTTTCCTGCTGCGCCTGCGGCTTTGCTAAAAAACCCGCCACCGCCTCCGGCTGGAGTACCGCCACCGAGACCTCCTCCTCCACCAGGAGATCCTCCACCACCAGGACCACCGCCACCACCTCGACCTCCTAATCCACCGCCTTTTATTGCTTTAAGGATTTCTTTTAAGGTAGCTTCAGTCGCGGCATTTTTGGCTTCAACGTTGCCAATTCCTGGGATATCAATGAATACACCTGCCATTAGTTATTTTTCCTGGGTAAAATGCGCATATAAATAGATTAGAGCACTATTGTATTTATTGGAGACAAAATGAGTGAGATCACAAACCCTATGCAGTCTAAACGAAATCCTTTGGCAAGTTTTTATAGACAGCCAAAAATTTATGTAACATTACCTTCTAAAGGAAAGTTTTATCCAAAAGGTGCATTAGATGTAAGTGCTAATGAACAATATGCCGTCTATGCTATGACTGCCAAAGACGAACTAATGTTTAAAACACCGGATGCTCTATTGTCAGGACAATCAACTGTAGAATTAATTAAAAGTTGTATTCCTGCAATATTAGATCCTTGGTCAATGCCTAGCATTGATTTAGATTTTGCTCTAATTGCTATTCGTATTGCTACCTACGGAGAAAAAATGGAAGTAGGCTGTAACTGTCCTCATTGTAATGCTGAAAACTCTTATGAAATAGATCTTACTTCTTGGTTCCAGGTCTTTAGCAGTTTTAACTACGAAGATAATATTAATATAGATCCGTTAACAGTACATATTAGACCGTACTCTTATAGAGAAATCACTAAAACTAGTATTAAAACATTAGAACAACAAAGAATTTTTAATATTGTCAACGATGAAAGTATGAGTGACGAAGAAAAATTAGAAAAGTTTGGCAAGAGTTTTGTTAAGTTAACTGAACTAACTGTTGATTTAATTGCAGACTGCATTACTCAAATTGATGCACCGGAAGGTCCTGTTACAGACAAAACAATAATTAAAGATTTTATCAATAACTGTACCAAAGATATCTTTGATAAAATTGCTGTGCATATTACATCAATGAAAGATCAGATTGAATTCAAAGCACAAGATGTTCAGTGCGGTGAATGCACTAAAGAATTTAGTTTGCCAATTACTATGGATCAGGCAAATTTTTTCGGCGTAAAATCTTAACAATGTCTTTGCCGGAGATTTTACGCGAGTCCGAAAAATTAGATACTGAGGCAAAGATAATTAAAAAAGATTGCTTGAAACTCTGTTGGTATATGAGAGGTTTAAGCTATGCTGAAATAATGAATATGAGTTGGGACGAAAGAGAAATTATTGGTGAAATAATTAAAGAAAATTTAGAAACTACCAAAAAGACAGGATTAAGTTTCTTTTAAATTTTTTGATAAATTTTTGCTAATTGACTTTTTTGTCTGTAGTCAAGTTCTTTACCGTTAAGAATATTATATAAAATTTCTTTAGCTTCACTGTTTGATAATATACTAAAAGGAGAAGCAGCCGCAGGTGCTGCTTTTTTTTCTGGTCTAGCTTTAGAGGTTGGTTCTCCGTAGCCTTTTTTAAACCCGTCAATAAAACCTTCATCAACGGGTCTAACAAGATCAGCTAATTTCATTTTTTAAAAATTTTAAAAGTACCGTTGGCAATGGATTCAGCTACCATACGTTGTTTATGGCGTTCAATTGAATCAGTGAAATTACCCATTAAACGATCTCGGTCTGCATCAATCTCAGCTTGAGTAGGAGCTGCTGCTTTTTTACGGCCACCTTTCTTCTTAGGAGCTGGTTCAGCTGCAGGAGCAGCCGCAGGAGCAGCCGCAGGTGCTACTTGTTGAGCAGGTTCAGCCGCTGGTGCCGCTGCTGGTTGTTGTGCTGGTGCTGCTTGAGGTTCAGCTGCTGGTTGTTGTGCAGGTGCTGCACCTTTAGCTGCTGGTTGCGCTGCTGGCTGACCTACTGATTTTTGTAGCAATTGTAAAATACGCTGTTTGCCTTTTTTGTCAAGTTGATCAATTTGTGATTTAACTTGAGCATATGCTGTTTGATTAGGTTTTTCAGCCGCTGCTTGTTGAGCTCCTGGTTTTCCTGCTGCGGCTGCCGCTCCTCCGGCTTTGCCGCCAGGATATTTTGCATCAGGACTTGCTGTGCCTCCAGGGGCTGCTGGTTGTGCGGCTGGTTCAGCTGCTGGTTGTGCTCCACCTTGTGCTGGTGCTGCTGGTTGTGCTCCGCCTTGTGCTGGTGCTGCTTGTTGAGCTGCGGGCTGTGCTCCGCCTTGTGCTGGTGCTGCTTGTTGAGCTGCGGGCTGTGCTCCGCCTTGTGCTGGTGCTGCTTGTTGCGCACCGCCTGCGGCTGGTGCTACTGCCGGAGCTTCGTCGCCGCCGCTTGCTACATTAGACTTACCTGCTTGGTAACCTTTCTTAAGCGCAGATCCAAGACCTGCTACTCCACCCGCTACTGCGCCAACACCTTTGGCTAGTGTACCAACACCTTTGCCTACTGCTGATCCAATTTTGTTTAATAGTGGACCTTCTTGTAGCTCTACTTGTTGACTTTCAGTTAATAATTCGTTGATTCTCATGTTAAACGGTTCCTAATTGTTTGGTTACATACTGTAGCATTCTGGTCTTATCTTTCTTATTTAACGATAAAATAGCTTTCTCAACTGCTTTATAATCTACTTTAGCTGCTGCTGGCTGAGCTCCTTGTTCAGCACCTTGAGCTCCTTGTTCAGCACCTTGAGCTGCCTGCCCGGCTGCGGGCAATTTTAAATCTGCAAACACCTTGTCGACAACACCTTTGTCAACACCTTGATCCTGTAAGAATTTTGCCACTTGATCAGAATCCATTGGCGATCCTGCTTTTTGCCAGGCTGAGTTTAATTTGTCTGCTGTAACTTTGGTTGTCAGGTTCTTAGCCTTGGTCTTAATCCAATCCATCGGCCCTTCTACTAGACGTCCTTCGGCAAGATAATGATCATTCTTGGCTGTTATTCTCTTGAACAACATATAGATCTGTCCTTCTGACAGTTTCTTACCACCAGGCACATAGCTCATAGCTAATCTAGACGATGTTCCGGCTGGTACTTGATTTGGTGCAGGTCCTCTTGGACCCTGTTGTTTGGCTAGGTCGTAAGCGGCCTGAACTTTTGGATCAACAGGATTGCCGTTGGCCTGTGCCATATCCACCGCAGCCATTTGTCTAGCAGTCAATGGTTCTCCATCTCGTACATAGTCACCACCAACTTTAATACCTTGACCTTGTGTAACTGTTCTAGTTCCACCGCCTGGTAGTTCTGATGTAGTTGTTGTAGCACCTGGAGGCATATCAGTATCTCTAGCAACGCTACCGCCACCACTGAATGCCTTAGGAGCGCCTGGAGCAAATCCTGGATTAACCTTTTCTAAGGCAGCATACATATCCCCAGGACGCACACCCGGAGGAGCCTGAATAGTTGCAGCTACTTCTCCCGTGGCTTTGTCCATAACAACAAGACCGCTTTCTCCTTGTTGAACTGTGTACTTGTCAGGATTTAATTTAGATAGTGTGTCTTGTTGTTGTGCAGTTAATTTTTTCAATGCAGGGTCTGCTGCAAACTCTCCTCCTGCTGTCTGAGCGGCATCTGCACTTTTGCCTTTGACAGCACCTGCTACAGCATCCACTGCGCCAGAGGCAAAGTTTGCAGCCATCTGACCAACTACAGCACCAGCAGCGCCTGCTAGTGCAGGTTTAATTGCGCCTTTAAATGCTTCTTTCCAACCTTTGCCCTGTAGCTTTGCCGATGCTATAGCAACACCGCCTGCAACAATAGCACCAGTTATGGCCACTGCGGCTGTGCCGCCGCCGGGAAAAAATGTAGCAATCAGCGGACCCGCTTTGCTCATTAGTCCACCTAGGACACCACCAACTAGACTCAGAACGATGCCCTGTGCTGCGGGATTTTGAACTGCTGCTGATACTATTTTCATTAGACCGCTCTTAGTATCTGCTGGAACGTCTAATTGCTGTACGGCCGCAGATGCTTTTTGTTCAAACTGAGGATCTGGTTGTGCCTGAGGATTGGGTTCAGGCAATGACTTTTCTAGCTTGCCTAAAAATGAATCAGGAATAATCTTATCTACAATCTTGCCCAGAGCCGTATTGTTTTCTCCACTGGCGCCAGCTTCTTTTTCAGCAGCCGCAAAGATCTGAGATATTTGATCCTGTGTCAGTGCTGCTTCAGATAGATATTTCTGCCAAGGTTTGAAGAATTCTTCGTCAATACGATCCCAATGTTGTGTGTATAAGGGATCTCTTCGAAGATCTTCGCTAAGGTAATGTTTAATAGTTGTATTGTCTAAATCGTTCAGTCTCATAGGGCATTCTCGAATGATATATTATTTATTTTAATAACGAGCTAACGCTCGTTTGCGTTTTCGCTTGCGCTCAACGCACTTTGTTTTCTTTTAATTATATCGAAGTTGTGCGAGATGATATATTTGCGCGAAGCGCAATTTAAATATTATCCAGATCTTAATGGTCACACTAAGCCCGTTTCCGGGCAAAGATAACATTATCCGAGTCTGGCAAGTCACACAGCGTTATGGCAGTTACAGAGGCGGTTGTCCGGTACCTCGAGCCACGTCTTATTACAACGGCGGTTAGTAAATGTACGCTATCACACCTACTAACGTGCAGGATCTCCCTGCTCATTTCGCCTTTTATTTCCTTTTCAAACAGCAAAATCGCAGGGCTTAGGTAGCGATCTTCATCCAAATGGGTAGTTGCTGAGTACCACTGCGGCGTGGAATTCCGTCCCTGTGTACACCTATGACCAGGTTTAGAGCGCACGAACTTAGGCCTGCGCGAGCCAAAAAACCGCTTTTATTTTGCCTTTTTATGTTCTTCTAGACGCTGTCTAAGTATGTTTGATCCGCCAACTCTGACGTTTATAATGCCATTATAATAGTCATCTGTTTCTAAAACTCTGCGTTCAAACTGTTCTCTTGCTTCTAGATACGACATTTCTGCCTTGGATTTGCAAAGATAAAGTATTTCTCTTGTGAAATTTCCGGGACCTAATGCTTGGACGTCTGCGTTTAACCTATCAGATGATCCCCAGTAGTCGCGCCAATCGCTTTCAACTACAGACCTTCTTTTAAGTTTTTTGCCTTTGAGAGGTGGTTTCGTGCGTTTAAACTGTGCTAGTTTCTTGCCTATGTACTTTTGCCCGGTAGTTAGATTCGTGATGAGATAAACAAAGCCAATATAGCCTTCTGGAATTTCTTCAACTATTTGATTTTGATACGTCCATTGCACTCACTTAGTTAGCTTGGGGGGTCTGCCTAATACGCCTTTTCTGGCTTTTTTTCGTGCCTGTCGTTTTTCTTGTATTTCTACTCGCCTTTTACTTGCTTCGTTTCTAATTTCTGATAGCCAATACCGTGCCTTAATGCCTGCTTCGTCTGAGCCTTTGTATTCAAAGCGATCCTGATATTTGAAATATTGCTGAAACGCTTCTATCATCTTATCATGACTGTCTGTTGCCATTAGTTCATAATCTCAATATCTGTAGAGTATGAAGTAAATCCATTCTCTTTAATAACTTTTAATACGTGATTTACACGACTGGTTAGATCGTCTCTGTGCGAAATCAAGAATACATTCTTGTCACGCTCTCGAGTCATACGCTTTAGAACAGCAATACTTGACTCCACACCAGACGCATCCATACCAGAGTCTACTAACTCGTCAATAAACAACAAGTTAATACTTTGATATAAGTTTTCCCACACATCTCGGAACGCCCACGATAATGACAGGATTAATCTGTTACGTTCACCTCGTGATAAGTTATCAAAGTCGAGGTCTTGACCTAATTGAGTGATGATAACTGATAAATCATTTTGGAATTCAACAGTATGCGGTAATCCAATCTTATCAAGATAGTAGGTTAAGCGTTGATTTAAGAAAGCTAGGTTCTGATCGATGATGCGTTTACGAACAAAACTGTCTTTGTTAGTTAACAGTTTATGTAAGAACTCTTGATGATCTTTAATTTTTACTAGTTCGTTGACAGCATCCCAGTTAATTTCCTGAACTGCGGTATTCTTAAGTTCTAATATTTGTTCGTCGTAGGGATTTTCTTCAGCATCTTTGATTGTAACGTCGCGCTCTAATCCATCTAAAGTATTTTTATGATTAAGAGCTTGTTCTAAACTGTCATAGGTAACAGTTGGACAATCACCTTGCTCACCTAAAAGCGACATAGCTTCGTTAAGTGTCGCCAGTTCTTCAAGATGTTCGTTAATAGCACCCTTGCTTTCTTCAACCTGCTGAGCTTTAGCACCTAACATTTCATCGTGTTTACTGTCGTGTACTTCTTGTCCACAAGCGTGACACTTATGATCAGCTAGACTTACTAATTCTTTTTCTAATTTAGATAATACTTTCTGTTCTTTTTCTAATGCTGCTGTTTGTTTTGCGATTAAAGAAGTAAGATTGTCTCGTTCTTTTTTAGTTTTAGTCCATTCGATTAAAGAACGCTGATTAGCTATCTCTTCTTCAATGTCAATTTGCATCAAGCGATCAATACTCTTGAGCAAATTTTCCATAGCAGTTTCTTTATTGTCTGCCCATAGCTTTTGTTTACGCTCTAGAGATTCAATACTCTGCTGAATGCGCTCGTTGCTGGCTTTGATAGTTTCGATTCTAGTATTTTCTGTAGCAATAGCATCTTTAGATGCTTTGATAGCTTCTTTAAGTGCTTCTGCTTTTTCAGAAAGTATAGTAATACCCAACAACTGTTCAATGATAGCACGTTGATCGGCAGCTTTCATTGATAAGAAAGGTTCTGTATAAGTGTTTAGAGCAACAAGATGTTTAAACATTTCGTGACTCATACCAAATACTTCTTCAATTGCTTTTTGAGTTTCCCGGCTATCGCCTTGACTTTCGTCTAAATCCTTAAGTTCTTGTTCTTGACCGTTAATACTAAACTTTAATAGATTAGGTTTGCGTCCACGTTCAATGTGGAATTCCTGCCCATCTTTGTCAAAAGTAACAGTAACTAACATTCCTTTACTGTTAATTTTGTTAATCAAGTTATCACGCTTGATATTAGTTAGGGCTTGACCGTAGATAGCATAGCTTAGTCCATTGATGATTGTTGTTTTGCCCGTACCGTTGCGAGCCCCAGAATCATCACCTCCTAGATCTAGATTTTCACCAAGTACTAAGGTTAACTGTCCGCGGTCAAAGTCGATGGCTTGGGTTTGATTACCCACGCTCATAAAATTCTTGACTGTTAAATTTTTAATTTTAATCATAGTTCGCTATAAATTTCCAATAACAGTTTTTTATTGTAGGTGTCGCTTTCAATTGCATTGATCTGATTCATAACAATTGTGTCAACACTTTCAAATTCTAAATCAATAGGAGTAACATTAGATTCAACTTCTACTTTTTCTGGAATCAGCATCAGCTCACGCAGATTATACTGCGGCATAAACTGTTCTTTAATAAAGTTTGCCTCTTCAAAAGTAATAGGCAGGTCAATAGTTACACGGCAATGCATCTTTTCACGAAGCAGCTTATCTGGAGTATCAATAATTTGACTTAGTTTATATGTTCTATAAACAGGTTGTCCAGGCCAAGTCTTAAACTCTGGAGTACCTCCCCAGTCTAATAACATCATACCACGTTCGTCATCACCCGCATCTGCATAGTTGTGAGGGAAAGCATTACCAATATACACAATCTTACCCTTTTGTTGACGCTTATGGAAGTGTCCTGAGAAGATATAGTCCTGATGTTGGAAGTGATCGCTTTGCAACTGTCCGTGATCGGGCATCTGCACCATAGCGTTCATATAGAAATGCGGAAGTTCTAAGTGCCCAAAGATATATTTGCTTTTGATCTTAGGAACTTTTTGCCATTCATCTGCTACTAACCACGGAAGGATAGTAACATCTCCGTTTGTAAAAATTTCTCTAATTGGAACAACATTAGGAAATAGGCGCATAAACTCTACAGAGTTAATTTCACGTTTGTCTTTGTAGAACAGATCGTGGTTGCCAAGTATAAAGTAAACTTTTTCAAACGAAGCACTAAGTCTTTCTAAGTTTGAAAGAGTATAATTCATAGTACTAACGTCTGTGCTGGCACGATTGTGATGCCAGTCACCTAAAAAGATACACGTCTCTGCACCTTCTTCTTTGGCTGTATCACAAAACCACTTAACAAATTCTTCGCAGTCAATGTTATGTGTTCTGCTACCGCTTTTAAGACCAAAATGAATATCTGTGAAACAAGCTGCTTTTTTAAATAGATTCATAGATTTATGTTACAGTATTTTTAATTAAAGGTCAATCCCAATCTTCGCCAGATGTGATTGTAACAGGTGCAGTATTAGCTCCACTGCTACCACTGTTCTGTCTGGTCCAGCTCGGATTCATACCATTCATTTCAAGAATATCATCTCGAATATTTTGATTACGCTTCTCGATATTGATGATGCGAACAAAACTGTTAGTAACAGCAGCGGTATAATAAGCAAACGGGTTATCGGATTTGCTTTCATCAAATTGTAAACCAATTTGGGTGAGCTGAAGTATCGCTTGACCACGCATTTCATCGTTGTAAGTATATCCACGGACATTTCCTCTAGTTGCATAACGCTCACATAATTTAATAAACATACGAGCTAAGTTATTAGTCATTTGTCCGTGATCTTTATCAAATTTACCTGTTTTAATTCCACCCTTCCAGTGACTTTTGCCTACACAGATCAATTCGTCATTGTCGTCAAACTTCCAGTGTTGATAAGGAGGAAAGTTTACTTTTTCGTGACTGTCGGCTGTATTCTTTAATGTCTTTTTACGACCGGGTGCTAGAGGAATATGATCAAATGTCATAACACGAAATACTAGATCGTGTTTGTCAATTTTCTTATAATCTATTTCGAATCCTTTTGCAGGAATTTTTTTACCCTGTTCTAGCATAGCTGCTTCGTGCGCTTGTTTTGCTAAACGTGCAGCCCTATTTCTTTTTGCTTCTGCTATAGTTCTAATGTTTATTTTTTCTAAGTTAGGAACAATTAAATCATATTCATGATATTCTTGTTTTGTATAAGAGCTATATGTAACTTTGCTTAAATGTATCTCTCTTAGTAGGTCCTTATTAGTTAGGTACTTAACTTTTGGTTGGTTCATTATCTAGATTTCTCCACAATTAGTAATATAATAGCACATTTTTTGTCGAATAAATAGACTATATGACAAGGAAATATGCTCAAAATGTCTTTATCTATTAATCCTCTTGCTCAATTGGTATCAAACATATCGCAGAGCGTTTCACAGGCTTCAAACGAAGCTGGCTCTGCAATGACTAGTTCTTTTTCTGAGCTATCGAAAATTGATTTAAACAGTAAAATTTCTTCCTTGTCGGGAGAAATTGGGTCAGGACTTAACGGGCTAACAGGAAATATTAAAAGTTTAGCAGGAAGTGCTTCCGGATCACTAGGTGGTATTTCTGGTTTAGGAAACATTTCGTCTGAAGTCCAGAGTAAGGTTGGAGGAGCAATTAATTCTTTGCAATCTGTAGCAGGTTCGACTAGTAACATAGCAGCAGACATCTCCGGGGGGTTAAACAAATTAGCTGGAGGTTCTGTTGGCGGCGGCCTAATGGCATTAGCAACAGGAATTAGTAAGACAGCTGGAATGCTCAACAATATACTTAGTCTAAAGCGAGGAGCAAACATTCCATCGGGAGCAGATGCATTTGTTAAACAAGGCACGGCTATAAAATTAAACACAAATCCTGGAAATGATTGGCGTGTAAGAATTAATTGCCAATGGAATACTTTTAATAGTCCGATGTTTGAACTTTTAAAAAATACAGGAGGAGTTGTTTGGCCTTATAATCCAAATATAACTGTATCAACAAAGGCAGAATACAATTCTCAAAGTATGATTCACAGTAACTACCAAGTACACTCTTACAAAAATAGTGTTGTGGATGATATTCAGATTAGTGGAGATTTTACCTGCGAAACAGAATCTGATGCAGCATATTGGATTGCAGCAACTACATTCTTTAAAACAGCAACTAAAATGTTCTTTGGTCAAGGAGCATACGCAGGAAATCCACCGTTGGTATGTAATTTATCTGGTTACGGTGCTAGTGTTTTTGATAACATTCCTGTAATTGTAAAATCTTTTTCGGTAGACTTAAAAGACGATGTAAACTACATTCACTGCGACAAGTGGAAAACAAATACGTGGGTTCCTGTTGTTAGCACTATAACAGTAACCGTTGCTCCTATATACAGCAGACAGCGTCTACGTCAATTCAGTTTACAAGATTACGCCAGTGGCGGAATGTCTATGAAGGCCAGTGGCGGTGGTGTAGGATATCTATAATATGGCAAAATATTCTAAAACAAGTCCTTGGTTAACTACTCCTCAGAATTCTTTATATATGGAATTGCTGAACATTCGACCTGTTCCAGCAGAAGCAGATGATTTTCGTTATATTATAGAAAATCAATATAAACACAGACCTGATTTGTTAGCATACGATGTATACGGCGATGCTAAGTTATGGTGGGTTTTCGTTCAAAGAAATATGAGCGTGTTAAAAGATCCAATTTACGATTTTACTCCTGGAACAACAATCTATCTTCCTAAAAAAACTAACTTAGAAAAATTCTTAGGAGTCTAAATATGGCATCTATTTTAGATTATCTTGGAAAAGCATTAGAAGTAAAAAAGCCCGACGGTACTCCTATTATTCCTAACCCTGTAAATTCTACTATTAACATAGGGTCAGTATCTAATATTACAAATTTAGTTGCAGGCGGTGCAACAAACTTTTTAAGAAACGGGCAATCATCAATACTTCCTGATACAAAAACTACAGCGGGTAGTGCAGTTCCTAATTTGCCAAATGTTAAACCAAACCCAATGGAACAATTTGCTTCTGTTAATGTGTTATGGACATTGGCTTGTTTAACTCCTGCACAATTTAATAACCCGTCGTCATATAGAAATTCACCAGCCGATTTAAAAAACATTGTATTTTCTTCAGCTGGAAGATTTGATGAACAACGTGTAAAAACATTTTATGGTACACCTGAATATTATGTTAATAATTTTCAAATGAAATGTATTATTGGTTCAACTGAAAAAACAGGAAACAGTAATGCTATTAAATTTGAATTTGACATCTACGAACCCTACAGTATGGGATTACTTTTACAAAGTATGCAGGTTGCCGCAGTAAACTCTGGCTATGCAAATTATCTAGACAATACTCCATATTTGTTAAAAATGGACATTCAAGGTTTTGACGAATTAGGAGTTTCAATCAAAGCTGTTAAATCGAAATATTTTACACTAAAATTGGTTTCTATGAAATTTAGTGTAAACGAGGGAGGAAGCAGCTATAAAGTAGAAGGTATTCCATACAACCATCAAGGTTTTTCAGACGCAATGAATACAACTTTCAAAGATATAAAAATCTTTGGAAAACAAAATGGTGTAGGTAATGTAGTTGAAGTACTAAGCACAGGAGATAAAAGTCTTGCAGCAGTATTAAATGATAATGAATATAGATTAAAAAAAGAACAGCAGATTAAGGAACAAGACGAATACCATATTGAGTTCCCTATACTTGCCAGCGACCTGTATTCGACCGCAGGCAATCCTCCTAAGACAAATCGAGCAACAGTTAATCCTGCAATGACTGAACAGCAAAGGATGTTAGCAGAACAAACAGCAGACTTTGAAGAAGCAGATAGTAAACCAGTTAATCCTATTGGGCTTGCTAGCTTAGGATTTGATCAAACTAGAGGCGGTAATCATATTTTTAAACGTGCTCAAGATCAGTATGATCCAAAGACTGGTGTTGTTAAACGAGATAATATGACCATTGATCCTAAGTTGAGAGCATTTCATTTTTCACAGGATCAAACTTTAACTTCAATTATAAATCAAATTGTGCTTAGTTCTAATTATGCATCAGATGCAATATCAAAAGCTAATCTAACCCCAGAAGGTTATATTAAATGGTTTAAACTAGATGTACAAATGAAATTGTTAAACTATGACGATTTAATTGGAGATTATGCAAAAAAAATAACATATAGAGTTGTTCCTTATTTCGTGCATCAATCTATATTTGCAAATCCGTCAGCAGCACCTGTTGGTTATGCTGAACTACAAAAGAGTGTATGTAAACATTATCAATATATCTACACAGGTCAGAACGTTGATATATTAAAATTTGACATAAACATTAACAATTTATTTTTTACAGGGGCAAATCCTTCTCCTGAAAGCAAGGCTGCAACAACAGCCAACCAAGACCAACAAGGGCCTGCTGAAAGAACTAACAGTTCTACAAAAAGCGGGCAAGGTCAAGATGCCAGCGCACAGGCAGCTCCAATGGGCAGAGCTAGGAAAAAAAGAGATCCTAAATTACTTGAAGGACTTAAAGGTGGTGCAGGATCTAAATCAACTGAACAGAATGTTGCTGAAAACTTTCAATATGCTTTCCTTTCTGGAAATAGTGCAGACTTAGTTACTGTTGATTTGGAAATCCTTGGCGATCCGTATTGGTTGGTTGACAGCGGTATGGGAGGATATTTTTCCGGAGCTCCCAGCGAAACTTCTCAGATTACAAACGATGGTACAATGAACTACGAAAGTGGAAACGTCTATGTATATCTAACATTTAGAACACCGTCTGATGTAAATGAAACCACAGGCTTATACGATTTTTCAATTGCAGGAAAAGAAAGTCCGTTCGGTGGTATATATCGTGTTAATATGGTAGAAAATTACTTTTCAGATGGATTTTGGAAACAGAAATTAAAATGTTTAAGAATGCCAGGACCACAGGGACCTGAGATTAATTCTGTAACAGGTGATACACCTGGACCAATTTCTAGAACAGATAATCAAGCTACTGAGATTAGTGATGCTGAGCCTAAAGATACATCAGTTGTTGACGATGCTGCATCATCGTCAAATTCAACAACAGATACAGCAACCGCTAATGGAAATACTGGACAATCTGGGCAAACTACACAAACCGTGACAACATCTAACAAAACAAAACCTGTTGCTGGTTACAGATATTATAGAGACCTAGGACAACAATAATGGCAGAATTACAAAGACCCTCAGCAGAAAATGAAGGACGTTCCGGTACTCTTGGTAACGGAATATATCTTGCGAGGGTTATTAGTCATTTAGATCCTACGTTTATGGGATCTTTAGAAGTTAATTTATTAAAAGACCAAGCAAATACCTCCGGCGAAGATGCCGAAACGTATATTGTAAAATATGCTCCGCCGTTCTTTGGCCATACACCTTTTGAGTTTATGGGTAAGAATGATGGCGCCAGTTCAACAATTGACGGATATAACGACACACAAAAATCTTATGGTATGTGGTTTGTGCCTCCAGACATTGGTGTTAACGTTTTAGTATTATTTTTAAACGGAGATCCTGCTCAAGGATTTTGGTTTGCCTGCGCACCTGGTAGATACATTAATAATATGGTTCCAGCTATTGCTGGATCAACTGAAAATTCTTTAGATGCTACAGATAAAGCACGATACGGTCCAATGAAATCCTTAGATGGTAAACCGTTGCCGTTGCCAGTTGCAGAAATTAACAAACGTCTAAATGCAGATAAAGACCAAGAAATTAATCCGGAAAAAATTAAAAAAGTTGTACATCCTATTGCCGATAGATTCTTAGAACAAGGTTTATTAGAAGACGATGTTAGAGGAGTTGTTAATTCGTCTCCACGAAGAGAAGCACCATCTATGGTATTTGGTATTTCAACACCAGGACCAGTTGATAGACGAACTAATGCTAAGAAAGCAAAAGTAGGAAAATCAGATAGTCAGTCGGACCCTGTACCAGTCAGTCGTTTA